CAGAGAATGAGGGACCACCTTGAATATAATATTTAAGTTGACCTGCTTTATCTTCCCAACCAATGTGTAGATCAGTCTTTGTAGACTTATAATCACTACCTGTATACTTTGCTTTTGACTCGGCATTCACGTAGACGCCAGCCATTGCAGGAGCTGAAGCAGAGAGTGCCGCTAGGGCTAGTGCAATTGTTTTCATGTTAAGTTAATTACTTTGTTTTTGTGTACTCAACACCACGATACCTTAGTTGTACAGTCATTGTAAACTCCAGTACCACAACCCCGTTCCATGCTGTGGTTTCATGCGTCCCCCGAAGGGATGAACGGACGTAATGTTGAGGTGGCTTCTTCTGGTTCGACCCGAGCCGCCTTATATCATAAAGTTACAATTTAATATCATCCTATCAGTATGTTCTTTTGGTGCATAACCTCCATGATATACTGTGCCGGGGAAGATTACTGCTCTTCCTTTTTTAGGATGTACTTCTTTAAATACTTCCATGTTCTTATCGAAGAAACATGTAGGTCCATCAGAATCATTCGCATAATATATCATAGTATAGTGAGGTGTGTACATATCTCTGTGAGCTAACCCACACCCTTCATACTGGTTCTTTATATATAGAACTGTTCTGATTCTTATCAATTGCTTTACATCTGTGCCCGGTGAATAGACATTGATACCTGTATAGACCATAGGTAATAGCAAATTAAGAATAGCTGTGTCTTCATGGAACGAACCATTAACCGAATCTTGCTCAAATGCATTCAATGAACAATTAACAAAAGCACTCTTATTATTATTCTTTATTTCTATATCATAGTTTGGTCCATAATCAATGTTCGTAGCATAGGTGTAGCGTATATGTTTTAAAAAATAATTATGTATATAGTCCTGATACTGTGGACATATGAAGTCATCAAATACTTTGATCGGTGGAGAATCTTTCATGCTAAATCAAGTGGGAAATTGTGTGCGTTCCTCTCATGCATTACTTCCATGCCTAAGTTAGCACGGTTCAAGACGTCTGCCCAAGTAGGGATAACCCTACCATGGGACTCAACAATTGACTGATTGAAGTTAAAGCCGTTGAGATTAAAAGCCATAGTGCTGACTCCCATACTGGTGAACCATATGCAAGCGACTGGGAAAACAGCAAGGAAAAAATGAAGGCTCCTACTATTATTAAAAGAAGCATACTGGAAGATGAGTCTCCCAAAGTAGCCATGAGCCGCGACGATATTATACGTCTCTTCCTCTTGGCCGAATTTATATCCATAGTTCTGAGACTCAGTTTCAGTAGTTTCACGAACGAGTGAGGAAGTAACGAGGCTTCCGTGCATAGCAGCGAAAAGAGCTCCCCCGAACATCCCAATAACACCAAGCATATGGAATGGATGCATGAGGATATTATGTTCTGCTTGGAATACGAACATAAAATTGAAAGTACCGGAAATGCCAAGAGGCATACCATCAGAGAAACTCCCTTGTCCAAATGGGTACACCAAGAACACAGCAAAGGCTGCTGATACTGGTGCGGAATAAGCGACACATATCCATGGTCTCATTCCTAATCTATAACTAAGTTCCCATTGGCGTCCCATGTATGCTGCGATACCGATGAGAAAGTGGAACACAATGAGTTGATATGGTCCACCGTTATATAACCATTCGTCGATGGTTGCAGCTTCCCAGATTGGGTAGAAGTGAAGACCGATTGCGTTAGATGACGGGACGATAGCCCCTGAGATGATGTTGTTTCCATAGAGTAGAGAGCCAGCAACTGGTTCACGTATCCCGTCTATGTCAACAGGCGGTGCTGCGATGAAAGCAATAATGAAACAGGTTGCTGCAGTAAGTAAGCATGGAATCATAAGGACACCGAACCAACCAACGTAAAGTCGGTTGTCGGTATCTGTAACCCACTTGCAGAACTGATTCCAATTATTCTGTTCGGGTAGTGTGAGTGTAGTCAAGGCTAGACCCCTTTAAGATAGATTTGTGCAGCACTTAAAAGTATTTTCTTTTTTGTTGATTTTGACTTGGCTGCTGATGCAGCTTTAACTCTTCTGTTATGTTTATCGTAAGTAGCTTTATCCATTATGGTTTATAAGGAGTGTAAGTTTTCTTAGGTCCGGGTCCACCGGGGACTGGTCTTCCTTCTGCTTCACTGGTATTGATATCATCAAATCCAGGAACTTTAGGAGGTCGTGGGCTAGGTCTCTTAGGCTTAGGCGGTGGTGCTTGTTGAGGTTTCCGCCCTCCCTGTTGGGAGGCAGGTCTTTTTACTGACATGATTTAAAATGATAAGTTATCTGACCGTTCTAATTTCGCAATAACATCCTGACGGTAAGCTGGATCGTTATCGTACCTCACGTCACTCATAGCTCGAACAAGTTCTGCTTGACTTCTGAAGGCATCCTTTGGTTGTGTGGGTGCTTTTCCTGAATACATAGTTCCTTCATATCCGTTTGCATCTCGATACTGAGATCTTAATCCTTGGACTGCAATCTTAATTGCATCTACGCTACCAGTATTAACTATACTATCGAAAGCGTTAATAGATTTTTGGTCCAAATTATTACCAGCCCAGTTCACTAAATCACTGTAAGCTTGTTCTCCTCCTGCAAAGTTCTTGACTTCATTAATAGCTGCTGTAGATATATCTGCTGCCTCATCCCTACCACCCATGGCTTCAGGATTGTTAGCTTGTATCTCCATGTAAGCTTCAACTAAGTCCTTGCTACTCATAGAGCTGAACTTGTCTAAAGTCTCTGCGCTTAGCTTACCATCATTAGAGTAGTACTCATCTGATGCTGTTGTTATTAACGCAGCTCCTTCAGATACTTCTGCAGTTTCTTCCGTTTCTTCTGATACTTCTTCAGACTCATCTGAAACCTCTTCGTCCCCAGTGTCTTCGCTATCTTGATTACTTTTCTCTCCAAGTTTTGATTGGAGTTCGACATAAGCTTTTTCTAATTCTTGTGCATCTTTATATTTCCCTGCTAATAAACCATCCTGTTGTTCTTGTAAAGCCTCTCCAACTTGTAGAGATTCTTGCTCATCAGGTGTTAGGTTATCTCCTACGGTAACTGAATCTGTACCGGGATCATATGTTAATGTCTCTGCCATAGTTTACTGTTCTTCGGGTGTTTGTTGGGGGTTCATTAGTTGACCAGCCATCTCCATAGCTTGAGGGTTCTTAGAAGGGTCCATCATAGGAGCACTTGCTAATTGTCCTGCTTGCTCAGTCATAGCTTGCTGCTGTGCTTGCTGCATCTGTTGCTGTTGATCTTGAGCCAACTGTTCCTCAGACTTAACTAGATTTAACACATCAATACCTTGTGCAGCTGCTAGTCTTTTGACAGCCTCTGTAGGATTAACATATTTAAGTATAGCTTCTGGTCCAAGTGTTTGTGCGATTGTAGTTATGAACTGAGTTAATGCCTGAGCATCATGACCTCGACCTAACTGATTAACACCAGCTACAATCTTAGGTCTTACATAATCTTTAGGTAGCTTAGGTATCTGATTGTTTCGCTGCAGCACTAGCAACGTTCGGTTTAGATATGGTATTAAGAACTCCTGAGTTAGTAGTGAGAATAGTCCGCCAAGGGATTGTTCTAGTTCTAACTGTGTCATCCTTACTTCTTCAGCAGTGGTACGCTCGGAGTCTCTGACATTTAATATTAAGAATGCTTCAGAGATTCTCTTCTCTAGTCCCATCATTAATTGGGAACCTGTTTGGAAGTCCGCTTGCTTACCTACCTGTACCACTCCAACATCCTCAGGTCGTCCCTGTATGATAGCTCCGTTGCCTGCTTGGCTTAGAGTTTGTGGTTTGGTAGTAGCACTAGGGGATACAAGGAAGATCACCTTAGAAGCGACTGCAGAGCCCTCTACGAGAGCCTGAGATAAACTATTTAAACTTCTTAGATCTCCTATAAATTCCTCTACTCTACCACGTCCATAATCTTCTCCGTCTACTGTATTGAATCGAAGTACTAACCAAGGGCTAGCGTTCTTAGGTGCTGTGCTACGGCTTCCGTCGATGATCATATCATCTACTTCTTGATGCCATTGCCACCTACCGCTGCTAGGGTCTTGCGTAACGCATGTGTATACTTCTACGTCGTCTTCATTTGAACCTGTTGATGGGTCGTTGACGTCATTAGTAAATACTTTAGGGTTCGGTTCAAGTCCTAGTATCTTTCTATCTACTAACTCCTTGGTAACTATAGATAATATGTTTCCGTTACCATCTCTTTCTACAACATATCTTTGTAGGGGGTAGTGTTTTAAACCTTCCTTACCCATAAAGATGAGAGCATTACCTGATACAATTAGATGTTTGATTGCTTGATGAACAACCACTCTATCATTCTGTGCATCTATGTAATCTCTGACCATCCTCTCTATCTTAGAGAAAGATAAGTCTAGTTCTGATCTCATTGAAGGATCTATTTCTTCTCCTAACTTATCATCTCTGACTTGTAGTTTGAAGAAGCTTGTCTGAGGTGGCAGCATTGCTAACATTAACTTAGCTGCTAACGTAACTACTGCTTTAGCACCTACTGACTGCCAAGGTTGTAGTAAGTGTTTCTTACCTGAACGTTGACTGTTATCTTGTTGTACTAAGTATGGTAAGGTGAGTTCGGAGCACTCTATAGCTGTGTCTAAGAATTGTGATCTGTTGTTAGCTAATTTAGCGTACCTTTCTCTAGCCTTATACATTATCCAACTCCTGTATTAGCACCAACTCCAGTTTGAGTTCCGCCTGTATTAACTTTAATCTTAAGTGCGTTGGCTCCGGTTCCGCCTTTGCCTTGACCACTAGCTTTCTTAGCTGAAGATGCTAGAGATAAACCTGCTTGATCATCTGGATCAACTAACTCTTTCTTAGTAGGTAGTTCATCTGATGTCTGTGCATTGGTAGGAGCCATTGGTGGTGGTGCTTTACCTACTTCTATCTGGGGTGTTATCGTTGGTCCTCTAAATAAACACATGTTATTCGTTTAATATTTGTTTTACATATGCAACAACGCTAGACTGACCAGCCTTATACATAATTGCAGGTAGTTCCTCTTTAGGATGGATGGGACTTGAAGGGAACTTTAACTCCAAGTCCTCGATTAATTTCTCCAGCTTCTCAGTGTGTAGACTAAGCGTACTGGGGTAGATTTGTGTTGTCATGTTCAAAAAATGCTGGCATTCTTGCTGCCTTGGTGTCAGAAAATTCTGGTGCTGTGCCTTCATACATTAAGCGGTCTGATGCATCGAGCCAGAATTTTTTGTCCAAATATTTATCGGTCGTATTTATACCTAGAGGCTGAAGAATCCAGTTAATGGTGGCTTTCCTAAGTTTATCCAAAGAAGGAGAAGGAGATAGACCCAACTCAGCACATACAAGAGAATTACCTCCGACGTGGATCTGCTCGTCCCTTGAGATATCGGCAGATACAGTGCGCATAGCAGCGCACCCATTAAACCTAAAGAAAGGGAGTAGAACAAAGAAGATTGCTCTTTCAGCCACGAGAGCTTTAGTAATTGTATGGTCAGGATGTGATATCCAAGCATCTCTTAATCTTTTTGCCTCCAATTCTTCTTGTGCATCATCTTTGATGCCATAAGCATTTACGATATAACCCAAGGCAAGATCATGTTTAATCTCGTCTTGTACGTTTGATTCAAGGAGCTGCCGAGCAAGTGATGGAACCTCTTTTTCAAGTCCTTCACGAATAAATTCTCCAACTGGCAGCTCCATATGACGTACTGCGAGGGCACGTCTGATGGTTTCTTCTGCACCTTCTTTTACCTTTCCTTTGGTGGGTCGAACTGGTGTCCAAGTTCTTTTACGTTCTAATAGTTTTTGATAGGGATGTTTTCTCATTATTCTTGACAGTCACAGGCTATTGGTTCGGGGTTTAAAATATCCTGCAAGTAATCATCGACTTCGGCTTTATCTAATGCTGCATACGCATCGCTCTTATCCTGTGTGTCGCCCATTACCTGAAGGCTGTAGTAAAGGGAGGTTTGAGGTGAAATTAACCACTCTTCCACGAATTCATGATCGTATTCTACAACATCACTCCAAGAGTTGAAGCTATAGCCGTGAAGAAGTCCCGTATTATCTAGCATTACCATTAACTGGTCAGCTACTTTTCTATAGGCATACCAGCCTACTTCTGAGGCGATCTCAACATCGCCATATTCATATGTTTGTACTCCAAAGGTTCCACTGTCTCTATCTACAGTGCGAGCTATTGGAGGTGCTATTTCTGGGGTAGCGGTGTACCCATCGCCATCCTTGCTACGATAAGAGCAGCTTGCGGTAGGAGCTATAGCAAAAGCTCTCTCCATATGATGTTGTCTCGCTATATATGCTGCACCTTCTATAGCATCTCTAAAACGTAGAGCTATGCTATATGCTAACTCTTCACCATGGTATGGTGCTTTCTCATTAACTGATTCTAGAGCTGAGCCGAATTGCTCGTAAGTTACTCCTTGACGTCTGAGGAAGTTGGCCAAGCCAAGCATTCCGAGCCCGACTTGCCTATCCGTATCCGAGGGTAGGTACTCTCCAGTCCCTCCAACACCTGTTCTGCCATGGAGATCGCACAGCTCGGACATACCTTGAGCGAAAGCTTTGTGTAAGTCCCGTGGATCACAGGCTGACAAATTAACATGCTGGAGCAAGCAAGTTCCTCGTGAGGGCAAGTAAACCTCAAGACACACATTCCCGTAGATCCGTCTGCCAGATTTGTCATGTTTGATTTTGTTGAGCCAGATATCTCCTGATCTGATTCCATAAATTAATGCCTCTTTGGTGGTATTGTCTAAGTTTTGCCAGAGTTCAGTGTTGATGTCTACGCATCTTTTAACCCAAGGTAACTCTGATCTAGGTGTAGTAATAAAATCTACTATATCTGGATGGTCTGCATCCAAATGTATAACTATTGCACCGTTCTTATAATGTCCCCCTCTGCGGAGTGTTTCATTTAATACTGAGTATACTTTAGCAAAAGATACTGGACCACTAGCGGTCAGTCCTTTGCCATTCTCATGTCCTTTAGGGCGTAATTTAGATAGGTGCACAGCACACCCTGCCCCATTGCGAAGGGCATGACTGGCGAATCTCCAGCTAGCCTCAATGCCCTCCGGACCTTCCATTGAGTCGTCTACAACGAATACCGTGCAGCTCACTGGGAGTCTTGATTCAGGATTATCCAGCCATTGCTGGACCCGCCCTGTGCGAGATATAAGTTCTGCGGTCATTAGAATAAGTCTTCTAGTGTAGGTGGTTTGTAATTTGGTCCTTTAAGAACCTTCCCGTCTTCACGGTATATAGGTTTGCCTTCTTCATCAAGCTTAGACATATTACTTAGATGTACTCTGTCTAATGCTTCATCAAGAAACCATCCCATGTTTTCTGCATACTGATAGCATACATATACTAGATCAGCTAGTTCTTTAAGGCATTCTTCTTTTACATTTCTACCGTGTCTGAATAACATACCTTCAGCTTCAAGGAACTCTTTGAACTCCTCAACGATTAACCTTGTTTGATAAGATCTAGTTGATTTATCGGCTGAACTCTTTAAATTATATTTTGTTCTAAACTCTCTAGCTTGGGTTGATAAAAAAGTCTTTTTCATTGGTGGGAATCGATTATGCCTACATCAGGTAGGATGGATCTCAAAGTCTCAGGTGTTGGCCATCTGTCAACTAAATTCATTAGAGAATTAGCCATTACAAAGTTCTGTCTTTGAAGTGCTATTAAAATAGTAACTATATCTTCTCGTCTTGTCTCTTCTTTACCTAAAAACACTTCTAATTGTCTTATCTTGAAATCCTGCTCATGCGTTAACTTGGTAATCGGGGGCGGGGGTCCAGAGTTTAGGTCTTTTGTTTGTGAAGTCATAGTCATCGACTGTTAGTATACGGGCTAGTCTGGCGTTGGTTAGTGCTATATATTCAGTTAAATCTTTAGCTTTAAAGGCATTAAGCACGGTATTCCAAGAATAACCTTCCTTACTAAAGAGAACTTCAGCTCTCTTCACGCCTATTCCGGGTACTCCAGAGTATCCATCTGTTTGATCACCCGAAACACTTTGTATTAGATGCCATTTAGCACCCTCCTCCTTGGTGATTGTGAACTCTTCATCTAAGTTATATAGTACACCCGGAATCTGTTTCATATCCTTATCAGGGGATACTATTATATTTCCAGGATATTGTGTAGCATAAATGCCCATTGCATCGTCTGCTTCTAACTCAGGCATAATGATAACTTCATTAGTTACCTTTAAGGCATTGATGACACGCTTGTATCCACAAGGTTTCTTTCTATTTCGATGCCCCTTATATTCCGGCATAATTTTTTTCCGGAAATTCTTAGAGTCAGAGAAGAATAGTATTACATCAGCGCGTGTCCCAAGTTTGTTTCTAATCTTGGTAATTTCTCCAGTTGTGGCGCGTAGTGCGTCACTAAAGTTAGAAGTGACAAGGATAACGTCGTCACCAAAATCAACTTCAGTCTCAGCCGCAGCGCAGGACTTATATACGATGTAGTCTGCATCAATTAATAATTTCATAGGTGGTTAATGTGTTTCTGCCCAGTTAGCACCTGATTTAGATTCAGCAGCTATTGGACATCGTAGTGAATAAAACTCTCCTGCTTGCATAGCAGTAAGTTCTAATAGGAATTTTAGATCTTCTAGATCTTTCGGTTCGACTTCATATTGTAGTTCATCATGAATGAAAGCCAATTGTCTAGCAGTTTGTGGTAAATTCTCATAGGTCAACGCCATCCATTTCTTTGCCAAGATCGCTGACGATCCTTGGAGTAAGTAATTGAGTGACTTGTGTTTTGAGTCCACGGGTATTCGTCTTTTGTCAATCCCCATGAGATACCCTCTCTCACTAGCCTTGTGTACCCCTTCCAAGAGTTCCTTAAGACCCGGAATGGCAGCAATATATGCTTTTCTAATCTCTTTACCTTTCGTTCTTGCCTTGTCATCGGATAGCTGTTTGTCATAAGTATGTCCTAATTTGATATCTCCACACCCATATAAAAATGCATATGTTACAGTTTTTACTTGAGTTCTGGTGATGCCGATTTTATCTGCATTGGTTTGGTGAATGTCTCCGTTGAGGAGGATTTCGGCATAGCGTCCTTTATCATATCTGGCGAGATAGTGGGAAAGCATCCTGAGCTCAATGCCGCTAAGGTCAGCAGCACACATAATAAGCCGAGGCGACGCGGTAAATAATTTTCTAAATCTTTCATCTGAGGGAACCTGTGCGAGATTGGGTTTACGGTGAGCACATCTAAATGTAGATGTAGCTACTGAACAATGGTGGTGTATTCTACTAGACGTCGTAACAAGCTTCTGCCATGCGTTCACGCCTTCTGATATCATTCCTAACTGCTTCGTCAGATCCAATAGTTTCAGAAAAGCTAGAGCTATATCCGATCCAATGTCTTTTAAGACGATCTCGTCTATAACCGCCTTCCCTGATTTCGTCAGTGATGAAGGCGTCCAACCATAATGTGTCTGTAAGATCCATGATATATGATCCCGTGAGGTGGGATTAAGCTCTTTTAATTTCGTGAGTGAAGCACCTGCAACGTATCCTTTTGTTCGGTTAGCTCGTCTAGGAGTAAAGCGTTCTCCTTCGACGTAAGGATGCCTGTCTCGTAATACTTTACAAGTATCCTCATACTCTCTGCGGAGAGTAGATTCAAGCTGCCGTGCAGCGATCTCATCAAAGTACCATCCATGTTGTTCTTGTTCAGTGAGTATTTGTGCAACCTGATGCTCTAAGCTAAGCCACTCAGGTAAGGGCGGAAGTGTTCGCATAACTTCTCTGTAACTTTAACGTCTTGTATACAATAGTCCTGCATCTCTTGACTCCATTCTTTCCAGTCTGTAGTCTCAGCAAAGTCTCCCTTTAGTATTCCTAAACGATAGCCCCATGCCTTCAGAGAATGTGAACCATATAGTTTTTTATCTTCTATTGGATTAAAATTATGAGCTACCATCTTTGAATATGTAGTATCTATACCATATAAGTTAGGATAATATAACCTAGATAACAGCAGAGTGTCAACAAGAATAGGAGGATAAGTAAAGAAAGGATAGAGCCTTTTAATGAGAGGTAAATCAAACCCGATGATATTATGACCAACAATAATATCGGCAGTTTCGATGGTCGTAACCGCTGTTGTGATCGAATGGTTACCCATCGGTAAGTACTTAGTATCCTCGGATGGAATCCTTTCATCATTGTAAACCTCAGTTAAATTATTTTCACAGAAATGTAAGACTGCGCAATGAATACGTGAAGCCTTATCAAGTAACCCATTACTTTCTAGGTCTAGGATTACTGTCCCTACTCCATTGGTAAGTTTTGTCTTTGAATTGTGCTTTGTCAACTGCTTGTTGCGATGGTGGGTTAGGTTGTCTTAAGTGTGCATACCAAGGATGCTCATATCCTCCACTAAAAATCTGAGGACGGGTTGAATTCGGGTTCAGCTTCATGTTCAGTAAATCTGCAAGTGTTTAAGTTGTAGTCAAGCGTTCCGCACGTACCTGTCTCGCCAAATAGACGATTCTTAAGGACTCTAACAGTTGTAAGACCTCTGCCTCCTTCGGTTTGTTGATCTCTTTCGAGTCCAACGAGATTATCGCTGATTTGAGCAATGGAATGAGATCCTCTGAGTTGAGAGAGCGACACACGTCCTCCCTCTTCGTGCGCATTATTGTCATTATTTGATCTGCGTAAGTGTGATACTAAGAATAAAGATATACCTGTTCGTTCTACCAATGACCTTAACTTAGTCATAGTAGAATCTATCATGCGTCGTTCGTCTCCATCTAATCCACTCAATAATATACTAAGGTGATCTAGGAATATAGTACGACACTCCAATCCACAGGCAAGGTACTCGATCCGATTGAAAATAAGTTCTGGGTCAAAGCTACCAAAGCCGTCAAACAAATAGAGATTCCAATTAGATATAGAATCCTTAAATGCAGTAGTAAGTTCGGTCTCATCAGGTTCTCCTAGTTGTAAATTTTTTCCAACAGCTGTGGACATCAATCCAAGTGCTGTTCTCCTATTACTTGCCTCAAGTTCCAGTATCCCGACTGATTCCCCTTTGCTGAGTAAGTTAGTTGCAATGTTCCTAACGAATGACGTCTTTCCTGCACCAGTGCCCGCAGTAATTGTTGTAAGTTCACCGTATCTAATTCCGTGAAGTTTCTTATTAAGTCCGTCGAATGGGTATTCATGATCGAATGGGGGTTGAGGAGTTGTAACTAATTCTAATAATGTCTTGCCTTCTACTATCCCATCTGGTCTATATACTTTAGCGTCCCATATAGCTTTCCTTATTGCTTCTCCATCGTTAGCTTGTAATGCTTCTGAAGGATCTTTGTACCCTTCAAGGTATGCAATCTTGACTTTGCCAGCAGGTAGTATTGAAGCAGCTTCTTTCGATGCCTTACGCCCTGCGTCATCTCCATCAAAGAATAAGACAATCTCTTCATACCCTTGGAATAAAGGTATTTGTTTTTGTAGATCCTTTTTAGCACTAGCTGCACCATGAGGTAAGCTGACCATTGGCCAACCTGACATAGCTTCATAACAGCTTGCCGCATCTAGTTCACCTTCAGTAACAACAATACGTTTACCAGTACTAGGAAACAAATGCTGAGCGAATAAGGTATCAGTGGAAAGTCCTTCATAGGTAAATTCTTTTCGTTTAT